AACGCAAGAGGGAAGCGAACCGGCAATCGAATCCGTTGTTCCGAGTATGCCAAGCGAACCGGCAACCGCAATCAACGCATTCCGAACGAAATGCCCGTTTTGCGAAAAAGATAATTTCGACGGCGGGCAACCGATATCGATTCGGGAGATAACAAAGGCGAAACCCGAACCGGAATATGAACGGAAATCGTTTGCGTTGTTCCCGCATGATTTCTTGACTTGTTTCAGTTGCGGCGGGATTTATGCCGTTGAAGACCGAACCGGCGAAATCAAAAACAAAGCCGAAGTTTTCGCATCGGTCGAATCTTTGCAATTCGCTTTTGTTGATCTGTTTTGGCATTTCTTAACGGAACCGTTTATTGCGTCGAACGTCAAAAAAGATTCATCGACATACGAAGCCAAAGTTCGGAATCTTTGCGAACGCATTCTTGAAGCTTACCGGGGCCGGGCGGAATTGAACTTGAAATGATGAACGTTGTTCAGATAGATTAGCGGGCAAACATTTCCCGTTCTGATTCTCTCTTTGGGGGAATGGGGGCGGAATATGCACTTACGGCGATATTTGATTGAAACGGCTGACGGCAAACAAAGCGAAATCGAAGCGCGCGATTGGATCGAAGCGGAATTGATAATGCAAATCCGCAATCGAAATGAACGCATTGTTCGCTTAGTTTACAGGCCGGAAGAAATGAAAGGCGCGGACAATGAATGAAACGGAAAAACGCGTTCGCCGAACGGCGGAAATTATTGAATCATGTTTGTTGACTGACGGCAAATACTTGCCGGGGCCGTTGCCTTTTCCGGATCCTTTGATTCGGGCCGAATTGTTTCAACAAAATTCGTTTCGGGCAAACCTCGATTTCCGGTATTGTCTTTTTCAGAATGGGGCAACCGCGCGGCACGCGTGGAACATTGCGTTGCAACGGGGCGTTTATCGCTTTTGCGGCGGCGATGCCTTCAACCGGGCAATCAACTGGCATGAATACATTTTGAGAGTGAATCCCTACTTATGACGGAAACAACCGAACCGACGAAACCAAAACTTTCGGTTGAACAAGCGAAGCTTTTGCGCGATGCGATGGAACGCTTGCGAGATAAACAAACGGAATTGAAAAGAATGAATTCGGGAACGTTGCCGGGTTCGTTGGGTAATATTCTTAATCAAATGAAAGGCGCAGAAAATGGAAACCGTTCATCGGTTGGCAGAGAATGAAGCCGTTGATCTTGCCGATTTGTTTTGGCTTTTGGTTGATCAACAATCGGACATTCGCGGGCATATGGAATACCTATCGAACGCGGCGATGAATTCCGGCGATGTTGTTGAACTTGGCGTTCGCGGCGGCGTTTCAACGATTTGTTTTTTGCATGGCTTGGCTTGCCGTGGCAATGGAAAGTTGCGTTCTTATGACTTGAACCAATGGCACGCGCAAGAGGCGGTTGAAAAGATGATTCCGCCGGGCGTTGATTTCAAGTTTGAAATCGGGGATTCATCCGAAATCGAAATTGATCGATGCAATACGTTGTTCATCGATACGCGGCATGATGCGGATCTTGCGATGATCGAATTGCGACGGCATCAACTGAAAGTCAATCAAACGATCATCATGCACGATACCGAAACTTTCGGCATCAACGGCGAAACGAAAGGGCCGGGCAACGGCTTGAAACTCGCAATCGGCGATTTCCTGATTGACTATCATGCGGAATGGGAGATCTTCAAACACGCAACGAATGACAACGGGTTGACGACGTTCAACCGTTGCGATTTCAATCCGGGCAAACTTTCCGAATCGGAATTGCGGGCGGCGGCTGGTTTGGATTAAGCTTTGAACAGCGGGTTTGATTCCGCCGGGTTTGTTGAATTAGAGCGCTTCGGCCCGGCGGGATCTGTTTCTGAAAGGCGCAGAAATGATGAAGCCGGTTTTATATTTGTCGTTTGCGGCGTTTGTCGCGATTCTGGTTAATGGCTTGACGGTTGGCTTTTGGTTTCTGGCAACTCGGATATCAAAGGCGATGTTCGGCGATTTTGGCGGCTTTTGGTTGTTCGCTTCCAACATGATCATTGAAGCCGGGTTGATCGTTGTTGTTGTTGGCGGTGCGTTGACGTTGTACGTTGGCAAACTTTTCATACGAACTTTTTTAACTGAACTCAAAAAGGCGCAAACAAATGGCGGAAGAAAAGAAACTTAAACACGTTCACGAATGCAAACATCCGGCGTTTCGAGTGAACGCGAATGTGAATGTTACCCGATGTGAAGATGAAGGCCCGGCGGAAGTCATTCATGCGAACGTTTCAATTTGGTGCGTTGAATGCGGGCATTTCTTTGATTTTGAAAACGGCGTTCCATACTCGCGCGGAATCATGTTGAATATGGTTGTTCCGGAATGTGCGGCATTGGATGAAACCGGAACCGACGTTTCGAAAATCTTTCAATCTGGCGAACCGCGAATTGAGCAATGAACGAAATCATTGATGATTTGGTTGAAGTCGAAGGATCCCGCGATGCAACGCAATTGTTGCGGGCGGTTTCAGATCCTCGATTTGACTTGCCCGATGAATTCTATAGCGATGCTCCGCGCAAGGTTTGGCAAATCGTTCAAGATATGCTTTCGGGCAAATGGAAGGGGCCGAACGGCAAACCGGCAAGCGCTTCATCGATACGGCGAATGATGGGCGTTTTGCTCGAAATGGATGCCGTTAATCGGGGCAAACATCGAAACGGGCGGGCATCGATTGAGCAAGCCGAAGATGATGTTCCGCAAATTCGGGCTGACGTTGATTTGAAAGTTGCGATATCATTGGTTTCGGAATTGCCGGAAGATGAACGCAACATTCTTGAACAGGCTGCCGCATTGATGCAAAAGCTTCAAGATCATGCGGCGAATTCTGAAAGGGCGAAAATCGAATCAAACGCGGAAGGGTAGAGAATGGAAACGGATTCAATTGAATCTTTATCGGAACCATTCAGCGCCGATATACTCACCGCGATTCGCCTAGCGCCTGCAATCAATAAATGCCGGGCCGGGGATCCTTTGCCGTTGATTCGTGAACTTTGGCCCGGCGTTCGCTTGGATGAATTTCAGGTTGATGCGATTCGTTCGTTGTTCGATCCGAAGATCCGGGAAGTCTTCATCAAAGGAAATACGGGTTGCGGAAAAACCGCGATTGCCGGAATTGCCGTTTGTCTTTACTTTCAAGTTTTTCACGATGCCCGAATTGTATTGACTCGCGATAAGCATGAAACGGCGAAGCGCGTTTTATACGGCGAAGTCAAAACATGGTGGAAACGAATGCGGTTCAATCTTTGCGATGCCGTTCTTTTGAATGACGGCGCATACGATCCGAACAACCGCGAAGGGCATTACATAGCAATCGCAAACCCGAAATCGCCGGAAGGTTTTCAAGGGGTTCACTCTCCGCATGTTTTGCACGTTTACGACGAAGCAACCGCCGATGTTCTGCAACCGCGATACAAGTTGAGTTCAACGCAAGCAACTTCATTTTTGGCGATGGGAAACCCGCGCGTTACAAGCGGGGAATTTTACCGGGCATTTCCGAAAGGCCGGGAAAACGAAACGCATACGTTCAACGGGCCGAACGGAAGGCGGCGTTGCATTACCGTTGACGGAAAAGATTGTTTGAACGTTCGTAGGAAATGCCTGAAACGTTCAATCGCTCCGATGGGCGGAATCATCATCGACGGAACCGAATACAAAGCCGGGGAAGATGTCGAACCGGAAGATTTCAAAAAGGTTTCGCCGATCATACCGGGGCAAACTTGTTTCGATGAATTTCTTGCGCTTCTCAACAATCCGGATCCCGATTTCGTTGCCTGTTATGCGCATGGAAGGTTTCCGGAATCCGATGCGGAAGTTCAACTTTTTCTTCGCAAATGGATCGCATACGCGCAACAACAACATTCGCGGTTTCGTCGATTGCTTGAACGGGCCGAAGCGAACGGGCATGAAGCCGTTCGCGATTGGTTGTTGAATAAGCGGTTGCCGGTCGATGCGTTCGGGCTGGATGTTGCGGCAAGCGAATTGAAAGGCGATTGGAGCGTATTAACGGCGGGCGGGAAGAATGGCATCCGGGAACAACATCGAACGCAAAAAGCGAACGTAATGAAAACAACGGCTTGGGTTATCAAAACGATTCGCGAAGAATACGGCGTTGAAATTACCGACGGCGATTACCCGATTTGCATTGATTACGGCGGGGGATACGGGCGGGGCGTTGGCGATAGGCTGGAAGAATTGGGCGCGTTCGTTGTCAAGTTCGTTCCGAATGCGACAAGCGAACTGAATCCCAAGAAATATAAAAATCTTCGCGTTGAAGCATATGCCGAATTTGCGAACCGGTTGGATCCGAACGCGATGATGCAAAGCGAAGCAAGCGAAGATTTGCTTGACGAAATCGGGCTTTCCGAATCGATTGATGATGATGTTCCGTTGAAGCGAATGCCGGTTTTCCTCATTCCGGAAACGCAACGTTTGTTTGAAGATTTGGCGGTTCTCGAAAAGCTTTATGATTCCGATGCGTTCAAGTTCAATTTGACTCCGAAGCGAACCGCGCCGGGGCATGAAGAAAAGATTGAATCAATTGAAAAACGGCTTGGCAGATCTCCCGACGATGGGGATTCGGCAAGTTACTTGTTTCACGCGAACCGGTTTGCAAAAGAATCAATCAACGATTGGTTGGATGCCGGGGCATTTTAGGGAAAACGAAAATGATTATATCGGTTCACGTTCCGAAAACGGGCGGTTCAAGTTTTGGCAAGGCGTTGAAAGATCATTTCGGCGAATCGTTTCTTCGGTATGGCGATGGATTGATTCAGGAACGCGGCAAGCGCTGCAAGAGCGATTTGCAACGGGCAATCGATGCTTTCGATTACCCGGAACGCTTTGCGTCATACGGGGCGATTCATGGGCATTTCAGGCCGTTCGTATTCTTGCCGTTCTCGAAAAAAGTTGATGTGAACTTTTCGGTTTGGTTGCGGGATCCGTTTGAACGCATGGCTTCGCATTATCGGTTTTGGAAGATGATCAAAAACCCGGTTGAACCGCATGTTCGCGAGTTCGCCGAAAGCGATTTGACGTTTGAAGAATTTTGTTTTCAAGATCGATATCGCAATTTTCTTTCGCAATATCTTTGTTTTTTCCCGATGCACAATTTTGATTTCATCGGATGTTTGGAGCATTACGCCGAAGATCTGCAACGCTTTTCCCGGCAATTCATCGGAGCCGAACTGCAATGCCTTCATCGCAATAAATCGGTTGGGGCCGAAGTCGATACCGGGCTGAAAGAAAAGTTTGCGGAATATCACGCAATTGATTATCAACTTTATGAATACGCAATGAAATTGCGGCAACAACAACTCGAAAAAATGCAATGACGATCAAAGCAAAGCTTTCGGAAGATGCGGTTTCAGATGAACGGGCGGGCGTTTATCAATTTTCATATGGTCAAGACGGCGGCAAGGTTGGATTGATCTTACGTTGTCCGGGATGCCGGGAAGTTTCATTTCTTCCGTTCCGTTCGGGGATTCATTCGGAAGAATGGAATTTATTGAATGAAGATCCGATTGAATTAACACCGTCGATTCATCACGATACGAAACTTGGCGGTTGCGGCTGGCATGGTTGGCTTCGCAACGGCGAATTTCAAAGGTTATGAATGTGGGAATTGAAATCAAAGGCGCATGCGACAAATGCAAGCGAACGCAAACACTTCATTCGGGGCGTTGTTATCAATGCAAGGAAAAAGAAATGGGCAGAAATCCGCAACCTCCAACTCGAAAGATCAATTTTCAACCGTTGGGCAAACCGCATAATTGCATCGGTTGCGGCGCTCCGATTGATTCAGGCGATTGCCAGTATTGCGGGCGTTCGCATTTGAGTTCATCGCAAATTATCGAAAAGACGAAACAAGAATTTTATCGGCGTTACGGAATCCCGAAACGATTGGTTGACGGTACAACTTCGGGCGGGCCGGGATAGACTCAACAAAACGAAAGGCGCAAAAAGATGAATCAAAAGTTTCCTGAAATCACTTCATCAAATCGCGATTGGCTGAAATTCCAAAAATATCTTCCGAAAGAAAAACGCGAAAATCATGTTTACATTGCGTTTCGCGAACCAATGCCCGAACAACTTGCCGGGCAATTCTTGCGGGTTCATATGACGAAAGATAGGCTTGAAGATTCGGAAAATGATTTTTACAAGCCGGAAATTTATCAACCGTCGCGATTCAAAGAAACGATTCTTTGCCCGGAATGCGGGCAAGCCGAAGAGCGCGTTGATCCGAATCTTTCATTCTGCCGAAACTCGAAATGTTCGTTGCAAAATCGCGGGCATGTTTCCGGGCCGGTTCGCGGCGTTATCGAAGTTCTGACGTTCCCGGATCATGTTGCGTATGTCGCGAAAAAAGAAATTGATGTTCCGGTTATCGACGATGCAACCGTTTTTTATTCCGACATTCTTGCCGGGCGGAAATCGGTTGAAGACGTTTCGAGAATCGCAACCGAGTTCAAAAAAGAAACGATTGATGTTCCAATGATGAACGCTTGCGTTTTGCTTTTGGATCGGCGTTATGATGAATTGGCGTTGATTCAAATCATCCGAACTTGCGGAATGCTTTGCGATGAACTTGGTTTTAAATTAAAGAATTGAACGGGGAACCAATGGCGCGACGACGGAAGAAAAAGTTTAGTTTCAAAGAATTGTTGCGGGCATGGCTTGAACCGAAAGCGATGTTGCGGCATCGACTCCGAAAGGCCGAAGCAAAGCGGCGGGCGGCTGAAAACGCGCTTCGGCTGCAACAACAGGAAAACGCGGGTTTGCGGATTCAGATTGAAACTTTTACCGATTTCGTTCAAGCTTTCGGCTGGCAACAACGCGCAACCGGGGCCGAACAAAAAATGATTGCCGAAACAATCCGCAAGGCCGGGGAAAAGGAACTTAAACATTCCCGGCAATGAAAAAGGGAATGATTGAATGAGTTGGCTTGAAGAAACCGCCGTTCCGACAATCGACACGCAAGCCGTTTCCGGCAAGTCAATCGGGGCAATCGCTGATTTGATCGTTACCGATTCAATGAAGATGGATCGAAGCGGCGACAATCGAACGGCGAAAGAACAAACGCTTTATTTCCGATACTGGAATTATGTTGCGCTTTCGAGAATTGCAAAGTATTGTTCAAACTTTTTCCCGAATCTTTCATTTCAACCGAACGCGGCGAAGTCGATTGGGCGCGGCGGGAATCAACGATTTTATCAACGGCAATCGATGAATTGGCTGAAACGCAATTACAGTCAACGCGTCATTCAAGGCGCAATCGATGTTCAGGAATTGAAACCGATTCCCGAAGATCATCAAATGATTTCGTTGTTGTCTAACCCGAACGAATACGCGAATTATTCGATGTTGGCGCAAGAGTTCACATACAACAAACGAATGACGGGCCGGGCATATATTTGGGTCATTCCGAACCGGTTGCGAACCGAATTTTCCCCGCAAGGCTTACCGGCGGAACTTCATGTTGTTCCGACGGAATGGGTAACACCGCAATTTTCAAGCAATGGAACGCTGAAATACTACGTTGTTACTCCGGAAGGCGACACGCGGCGAATGATGAAGATTCCGCCGGAAGATATCATTAAACAAGTCAACGTTCATCCGGTCGATAAGTTGAACGGGCAAAGCGAAGTTCAGGCCGGGGCGCGTTGGATTGAAAACGCGGAAGATATCGAAAAAAGCCGACGGGCATCATTCATCAACGGGCGAAATCCGGATGTTATCGTTTCGCTGGATGAAGAAAAGTTCAAAGGCGCGGAAACGCATCTTTCAAAAGATGAATTGATTGAACGCATTAAAGGCCGTTTCAGGCAACGAACGCGCGGCATCGAACGGCATGGGGATCCATTGGTGCAACCGCCGGGCGTCACGATTTCGCCGTGGTCTTTGACTCCGCAAGAAATGGATTATCCGAGTTCGGCGAACGCGATGCGCGATAACATTCTTGCGCTTTATGGCGTTCATCATATCATCGCCGGTTTGTCAACGGATTATAATCGGGCAACATCCGAAGCGGCATGGGCCGTTTTTTGCGAGATCTCGGCAAACCCTGAATTGAACGAATGGGCAGAAGTTCTGCAAGAATTGGCAAACCGATGGGATCCGCGAATCGTTGTTTGGTTCGATGATTGTACGCCGGAAAATGCGGAACAGGCATTTCAGCGAATGCGGGCGGGCGTTGATACCGGGGCCGTTACGTTGGATGAATTCAGAATGTTCTTGAATCTTGAACCGATGAAATCCGAAGAATACGAAACTGGTTATATGGGAAGCGGGCGAATTCCCGTTTCAATGGCGGGCATCGTTGAACCGTTGGAAGATGAACCGGAAGATGATGAAGACGACGAACCGGATGAATCGGAAGATGATGAAGACGATGCCGACGATGAACCGGATGACGGCGATGATGCCGAAGATGAAACGGATGAAGATGATGAATGATTTGCCGTTTGGTTTGCTTGCGAGAAACCGCCGGGCGGAACAACGGGCAAACCGAACGAAGCAAATGCAACGTTGGCAATTGATTCATTCCCGGCAAGAGCGAATAACATTCAACGCAAACGTTCGATTCTTTCGGCAAGTTGAAAAGAATGTTGTTCGCCGGTTTGAAGATTCGCGCGGCAACGCATCAATCGAAGATTTGTTTCGTGGTGAATCGTGGCGCGATGAATTCAATTCTTTCATGCTTCCGTTATGGAATCAAACGATTTGGACGGGCGTCAAATTTGAAGCCGATTACATTGAAGCGGCGTTTGGCGATGGGGAAGATTCGGAACGTCAACGGCTGGATCCGGAAGCCGAACGCATTCTTTTGGAAGGGGATCCACCGCCCTCGATTTATGTTGAACCGGATGAAGTTACAAAGGCCCGGATCCGAACTTGGTTGCGGGGCCGGGCGGTTGGCGTTTGGAACCGGATAGGCGAAACAACAAAGGCCCGAATTCGGCGTTCGATCAACAAAGGCATTCGCGACGGTTTGAAGTTCAACGAAATGGCGGATTTGTTGCGGGCCGATCTTGCCGGTTACACGCGGGCGCAAGCGCGGCGGGTTGCCAGAACGGAAACAACCGGGGCAATCAATAACGGCCAATATCTTGAACGCAAAGAACTTGGTATTGAAAAAAAGATTTGGATCATGCGGCAAGATGTAAAGGTTCGGCAACCGCCAAAATCCGAATTCAACCATTGGAAGGCGCATCGGCAAGTTCAGTTGAATGATGAACCGTTTATTGTCTCGAATGAACCGTTGATGTTTCCGGGCGATTCACGCGGTTCGGCTGGCAACGTTATCAATTGCCGATGTTCCGGGTTGTCTCATTTCGACGATAAGCCGACACGGCGCAAGGCCCGGCCCGTTGCGCCGATCAATGCCGGAACTCCGCAAAGCCGTTTGATTCCGAAAGGCCCGGTTAATCGGAACGTTCCGATTGAGGATCGAATTAAAAATGAAGCGGCGTTGCGAGAATTGCGCGAACAGATTACCGCAAACTATAAATCGTTGAACGCCGAAGCGAACAAAGCGAAACGCAAGGCAATTGACGATTATTACGAAGCGAATAAAAAGGCCATTCGGCTGACAGTCGATAAGGCGGATCCGGAAGATATTCTTGCGGCGCGCAATGAACGGAATGCGGCGATTGATCGTTATGTTGAAATCAAAAAGCAAGCGGCGGCGGCTGACGAACTTTCATACCAACAATCGCAAAAAATGTTTTCCGAAATTGCCGTTCCGCAAAACCGGCGCGGTTCGCTGAATATCGATTTGACGAACATCAAAAACAAAACGACGGTTCGCAAGGCAAACGAATCGGTTGATTTTCTGGAAAAGATCGTTGACCGATCAAACTTGCCCGAAGATCATGTTATGAACTTCAAGCAATTGCGAAAGAATCAACGCGCATATGCGACGGGCCGAAAGCAAAGTTCGCGAGTTCATTTGACGATCCATGATGATCTTGGAACTTACGCGCATGAAATGGCGCATACGATTGAAATGCGTTCGCCGGGCGTTCTCGATTCATGCGAAGAATTTATTCGGTATCGAATCAAAAAGGCGGGAACGCAAAGCGAACGATTGAAAAAAGTTTTCCCGGAAAGCGGTTACAGTTATAAGGAAATCGGAAACAAAGACGGCTTTGAAACGTTGGTTCGCGAAATGGGGCGAAGCGATTCCCACGCGTACTATATTGGCAAAACATACGAAACCGGAATGCGGCTTGAAGCGACCGAAGTTTTATCAATGGGCGTTGAATTTCTTTATGCCGATCCGGTTACGTTCGCGAAAACAGATCCGGAATTCTTTGATTTCATCGTTGGAGTTTTGAGGGGCGTTTTATGATACGGCTGAAACGCGGGAAGGAAACGTTGGCAAGGTTGAACGCCGATTTGGTTTGGCTTTCGACGAATGAAACGCTTGCCGAACTTTTGAATGAAGCAACCGAACCATTGCTTCCGGTTCATCCGGCGGAAGGGGATCCGGGTTTGTTCATCGCGAATCAATTGGTTTCGCGGCTGGAAATCCCGGCAAAGGTAGCCGATTCGCGGAAAAAGATTATTTCAAGAATTTTTTGATTTTCTTGTGATATCACATTGACCGAACGCCGATAAGTGCTATCATACAATTGTTGAAGGCAAGGCAACAACAAATCAAACTTTTTTGAAAGGCGCGGAACTATGATGACTCTCGAAACAAACGAAGCTTTGGAAATCTTGAATCCCTGTTGTGTTCTTACCGTTGATGCGGAAGTGAAACGGCTTCGCGGCGAAATGGAACTTGACGAACTTTTCGCCGATTGGTCGGATGAAAAGAAAAACAAATTCGCAACCGATTACGAAGAAAATTTGCGAATCAATGAAAAGCTTGAAAACGCCGGGGTTGAAATCAAAACCGAACGGCATCTTGCGAAGATGACGAACATCGAAACCGTTTGGGGCGGGCATCTGAAAAACGCAACATGCCATTACGTTCGCCGGGTTGTTGTTTCGGGCAATACTTTTCCGATCAAAGACGCAATCAAATCGCTTGGCTTTAAATGGGAACGGCATGAAAAACAATGGGTTCGCGTTGCAAAGCGGGGCGTTGGTCGCGAAGCGAATGAAGTTCGCGAAGCATTGGCAAAGCTGGTTTGATTCAACCGGGGCCGTCGAAAGGCGGCCCGTTTTTTTCTCTCATTCACTCGAAAGGCAAGGCAATGGAAATTTATGTTTCTCCGGATTATGTTCAAGAGTTGGGCGAAGATGGGCCGTTTACGGCAACGAAATTTCACGTTGAAGCCGTTTACTATGACGGGCGGCGATATCATCATTTCAAACTGTTTGATCGGCTGGAAGATGCCGAACGGCTGAAAGAACGAATTGAATTCGCGGGCAAGTTGATCAAACCGGAATCGTCGGATTATTGGATTCGCGGGTTTGATGTTTACGGTTCAACGGCGTTTGAAGCGAACAACGGCGAAGGGCAACTTGCGAAAGCCGATGTTGAAGCCGAATATGGGCCGGGAACGTATCAACCGAATCATCCGGGTTATATTGGCCCGGCATGATTTGAGGCCGATACGGGCGAAACTGGCGCTTCTCACGAAGCGCCTTTTTTTATGCGCGGGCGTTTCGGGTTGCGAAAAATTGCGGAAGCGGCTTAGATTGTTTTCAGTTCGGCAAAAAAACCGTTTCAACTTTTTCAATTCTGAAAGGCGTTTACGATGTCACGAATCAACAAAGTCGCGTTCAAAGTGAAAGGCGGCCCGACAAAGATCAAAAACTTTGACGGCATTAGCTCGAAATATGACGGCGAAAAACTTTCGGCTGCAAACAAAAAAGAAATTCGATCAATCGCGGCTGACCAATACGGCTGCAAAGAATCCGATATTATCTTTTCAGACGAATACACCGTTCCGGAAAAGCAATCCGAAAAAGAAACCGAAACCAAAACCGAAACCGACAAGAGCAAAACGGGCGATAATACCGGCGGCAATTCCGGGAAGTGATCAATCCCAACTGAAAACATTCAACCGAATCAAAACTTCGCCAAGCGGCAAAAGGGTTCAAAAATGGTAAAACGAAATTTCGATGAACAGTATGAATCGAATGAACCGTTAATCGGTCAAGCGGCGCTTGCCGATATTGCGGAAAAACAACCGGGAATCATAACACCGCGCGGCGAAGTTTGTTCGGTCGAACAAAAAGCAACCATTCAGGAAAAAAGCGAAGCGGAAGGATCTGCAACGTTTGTCGTTGTCACTCGCGGCAAAGAGGAAAACCGACACGGCAACAAAGTTCAAATCAAAGAAAACAAATACGGCGGGGGTTTGCTTGTCGATCAATACGCAATGAATCCCGTTGTTCTTTTTGAGCATGGACACGTTACGCCGATCCCGATGGGCATGGCGCAAAAAGATAAGGGTTCGCCGGTTGAACTCCGGATGAATTCGACGAAAGCGATTTCAAAAGTTTATTTCAATCAGGGGATTCAAATTGTTGAAGACGTTGCGAACTTGGTATTCGGCAACGCGATTCGCATGGCTTCAATCGGGTTCAACGTTCGCAAGGTTATGAAGCTTGCACGAAAACCAAATTCGACGGCGGAAGGCGTTGAAGACGTTACGCAATACTTTGGCGGGTATGATTTCGTTGAAGCGCTTTTGATGGAATGGAGCATTACCGTTTTGGGCGCGGATGCCGGGGCGCTGAAACAATCGGCAAGCCGAAAGGCCGTCAACGGGCATTCGCTTTCCGAACGAATGGTTCAATACTTGACGGCTGCGGCGGGGCCGTTGGTCAAACAGAATCAAAGCGGCTTCAATGGCTGGAATGCGTTATGGAATCCCGACGAACCGCAAACGAAACAATCGGCGTTTTGGATGCCGGAAGATGATGAACCGCAAGGCGGAACGCAAACGCAATCAACCGAACCGAACGTTGAAGTTCTCCGATTCACTCCCGAAAAATTCCGCGAAATTATCAACAATGAAGTTCAATCGGCAATCGATAAGCTTTCCGAAGCGGGCAAAGCCGGGGCCGAATCCGGGCAACAGTACGCGCAAGAAATCGGGGCCGGGGTTGACAATAATTCCGGAAACGTCGAAATTCAGCAAAGTCAATCGGAAGAAATCATTCGGTTTGATCAAATCGAACAACAGTATTCCGAACAAAAAACGCAAAGCGAACCGCCGTTGACGGCGGAACAAATTGCGGCGGCGGTTACTCAGCAAGTGAACAATGCGTTGGAACCGCGATTTGAAAAGCTTGAAAAAGACGCGAACAAATTTGAACAACAGTTGCGGCAAGCAACCGGGCAATTGCCGGGATGAATGAAATGGAAATCGAACGCGAAGCCGATAAAGCTTTGCGAGAAATAAAAATCAAATTGATCGAACGGTTGAAGGCCGGGCATGGTCAAATTGAAACCAACATCAAAATTCACGAATCGCGGGTTGCGATGTTGGACATAAAAGACGTTTCGCGATTCAAATTCTAATCACGTTTAACCAATGCGGTTATCGGACAAACCGAAGCCAACAATGAAGTTCCTACGCGGGATCTTTGTTGACGGCTTTTTTTTATGTTCTGGAGGATCCTTAGTATGAATTTGCAGAAGAAAACTTTTCCCGGATTTTCCGGGGCAACAATGGCCGGGTTGAATTGCCGTTTGCCCGGTTTCAGACCTGCGTTGCAGGATGAAGAAAACGGCGACGGCGTTCCGGCGGGATCTTCCGGCGGCGGCGAAGGCGGCGGCAACGCTCTGAACGGCGGAACCACAGCCGCGCAGCAAACCCAAAACAACGGCGGAACGAATGAAGGCGGCAACGCTCCGAACGTTCCGGCGGGAATCACGCAAACGCAACTTCAAGCGCTCGGCGGAATTGTTGCCGGGCAAGTACAACAATCGGTCAACAACCGGTTGGATCAAATTGAACAACGCCAAAACCAGTTTTCCGAAACGCTGGAAGATTTGCGAAAACCGCAACAACAAAACGGCTTCGGCGGTTTCTTTGTTCGACAAGGCGAAGATCCTTTGACTTCGCGCGGATATGAATTTTGGCGGTTGATGTCGATGCGACAAGGCATCATCGCACAAGATCAATGCAAGGTTGAAATGGACATTCACAACACCTTGCACGATGCCTATGTGAAACATGGCTTTGAAAAGCATGATGCGAATTCGATTTTGATTCCGATTTCTTCGCAAGCTTTGGGCAACGTCGATATCGGTTTCAAAATGGAAATCCGACAACGGATGATTCAAGGCGTTGCCGGTTTCGATCCGGATCATGCGGCTTGGAGTTTGCAACGAACCGGAATGACTCGCCAACAAGCGCTTTCGACGGTCGATGATACCGGGCTTGGCGTTTTCCTCGGCCCGACTCAAATGGGCGAAATGATTGATTTGCTTCGCGCGAAAGAAGTGTTTTCGCGGGCCGGGGCAACTCAAATCACGTTACCGCCGAACGGTCGAATCAAATTCAGCAAGCAAACCGGATCGGTGACGGCTGGATGGATCGGCGAAACGGCGGGCAACGAAACTTCGCCTTCAATGTCGCATTCGGAACCGTCAACGGGTTCGTTGAACATGCAAGCCAAAAAGCTTTATGTTCTGACGAAACTCCCGAACGAACTTTTGCGTTTCGGAAACAGTTCCGTTGAAGCATTCTTGCGAAACGATATGGCGATTTCAGCGGCGCTGAAACTCGATTCAACTTCGCTTGACGGCGTTGGATCTGGCGATGCTCCGACGGGACTGCTGAATTATTCCGGCGTTCTTACGCGGGATGCCGGAACGCTTGCGGCAAACGGGAACACGTTGGAACCGGAAGATCTTCAATTGATGATTTCGGATCTTGAACAACAGAATCATGATCCCGAATCGGAAGGCTTGACGTTCGTTATGCGTCCGGAACTTCACGCGCAAATCATGAATCGGCGCGCGTCGATTTACGATGGAAGTTCAACTTCGGAAGTTGGTCAATTCTTGTTCCGCGCAAATCGCGATGATATCGCACGCGGAATGCCTTCAATGATCAACGGTTATCCGTCGTTGAAGTCAACGCAAGTTTCCAAAACCCGAACAAAGGGAAGCGGAACCGATTTGACTTATTTGCTCGCGGGGATCTTCCGTCATTGGATCATTGCACGTTCGGGCGTTGCGGAATTCGCAACAACCGATTCGGGCGATACCGCGTTCACGACCGATCAAACGTGGATGCGAATGATTCAGCATGTTGACGTTGGCCCGCGCTACGAAGACGCGTTCGTTTACGTCGATGATCTTTTGCGTGAAATCTGATTTTTGAAAACACGCGGGGCGGCGTTTCGTTCCCGGATTGCGCCTGCGATTCGTTTCCCCGCGCTGTTTTTTTACTTTCAACTTTTTCGGCGCATTACTTTACAAATCAAATTCCAGTTCGGGAGTTACCAAAATGGATTACAACGATTTTAGAACAAACGTAGCAATCAAACATTCGATTGAACCGGGTTTCAACCAAAGCGGCGACGGAACCAAAAACGGCGATACCGTTGACTGTCAAGGAACGTCAAACGATTCCGTTGTTCAAGCGGCGGTTTCAAACGGGGCGGCAACGGGTTCTCCGTCAAGTTATACGCTCGATTGGAAGATTCAAGAATCAGATGATGATTCAACTTGGAGCGATTGCGTTCAAAATCGCGCGACTCAAGTCACCGCCGATGAGTCACCGCAATTGATTCAGGCCCGTCGGTCGGCGCGATACGTTCGCGTTGTTGCAACCGTTGCGTTCACCGGCGGAACTTCTCCGACGTTGGATCTCGGCGGTCAAATCCTGTTGAAAAAACGTTCGGCGGAATGATCTCCGTTTGACTGGTTTTTGATTTAATTCGGAATTGCTTCAATGGCGCTTTTCAATCTTACGGAACTGAAAACCTATTTGGGTATCACCGGAAACGATGAAGATGATCAACTTCAATTCATCGTTGACGGCGTTAATAAAGCGGCGGTTGAACAGTTGGAACGTGATATTGAAAGCGCCGAAGCAACCGAATACTACGACGGGCATGATGATAAAACGTTAATTCTTCAACGGCGGCCCGTTACGGCGGTTGCGGGCGTTTGGGTTGATCCAACGGGTTACGCCGGGCAAGGAACAAACGCATTCGCATCAACAACGGAATGGACGGCGGGGAGTGATTTCTTCATTCGGGATACCGGCGAAGACGAAGACAACGGCGGCATTCTGGAAGCGATTTCGCGAATTTGGCCCTTCGGTCGAAAAAACATCAAAGTTACTTATACGGCTGGTTATTCAACAGTTCCCGAAGATTTGAAGCTTGCGTTGTTAAAAACGGCGGCAATCGCGCGGAAAAAAATCGATGTCGTTGGGGATATCACCGGCGAAACAATCGGTTCGTATTCTTATTCGATTGGCCAAAACGCGGCATCGGATCCATTGCTTTCGGATGTTGCGGCGGTTCTTTCGCATTACTCCGAAAAAACGATTGGATTCTGAACAATGGCATTTCAAGCTTTGATGAAGGATAAATGCGATATCTTGCGTCCGAACGACACGTTCGATGCGGGCGAAATCATCAAAGGAACTCCGACAACAGTTAAATCAAATCAAAAATGTTTATTGCAAGAAAAACCCGGTTCGATCATTCATCATGAATCGGGAAAAGAATTGCGCTTTGATGCAACGCTTTTTCTTCCGTACAACGCGAATATCAAACCGCAAGCCGATGATGATGTGAACGATTCTATTGAAATGAAAAACCCAAAATCGGGAAGTTACGAAGTTCTTTGGGTTGGAGATATTGCCGGGCAACGGCATCATCTTGAAGCAAAGTTGAAACGCATTTTGAAAGTTGATTGATGCGCGCCGAATTCGGAAAACAACTTTTGCGAGATACCGAACAACTCGCGTTGCGCCTGAATCGATGGAATGAGTTTACCCAAAAGAACGCGAAAAAGGTTTTCCGAATCATCGGCGTTGATTGGCGCGATAGGGCAAAAGAACGCGTTCCCGTTTCCGCAACTGAAAATTCCGGGCGGCTTGAACGTTCCATTTTTTCCAATGTTTACAAAGACGGCTTTCATGGTTTGGTTTTGGAAGTCGGTACTAATATGGAATACGGCGTTTATGTCGAATTCGGAACTCGCTACATTGCGGGCGGGCAAGTTCTCGCGCTAGGCTTCGGGCCGGAAGTTACCGATGCGCAAGCCGTTGATGAATGGCAAGCGAAATCCGAAAGAACGGAAGGCGGCGGCTTGTCGAATGATCAACAAATGCCGTGGTTGCGTCCGGCATGGTTTGCAATTGAGAAGCGGGCGATTGCGCAGTTGGATACGATTCATGAACCGCCGTTAGACTGAAAGGGTTTGAAATGGCTTCGCATAATCTCAGCGAATTGTTGAAGTCGATTGTTACGGCTTATCTTGCCGATTCAACGCTTGTTTCAATGCTCGGCGGGGCCGAATCAATTTGGCGCGAACAACCGGAAACGGCGGTTGCGTATCCGATGATTTACATGCGGTTTACAAATATCACTTCGGAAGATGTTACCGTTGGCGGGAAGCTTTACCGGGCTGAATTGCGGCATGAAATCTTCGGGCTGAAATCGTCGGCTTTGATGGATATTGCGATTTACCTTGCACAAAATTTCAAAATACCGGAAGCTTTACCCGCCGGGATTTCATCAGACAATTTCGATCTGACGATTTTCCGCGAACAAAATTCTTTCGCTATGCCGGGCGCAGTCAAACCAGTATGGGGAAGCGAAAGTTTGAATATGCACATTTCAAACTTTGATTGCCGAATTGTTGGCAGTTAAAACACTCCCGGAAAAATGGAAGGAATTAAATTATGTCAACACCAGACGTATCAAACGTTTTGGGCGGCCCGGCAAAAATTCAACTTGCCGATGCCGATATTGGTCACACTCAGGGCGGAATGACTTGCACGATTGCGCCACAGACGCGGCCCGTTATCGTCGATCAATATGGATCGTCGGAAATTCAAATTCGTCATACGGGCGACAATGTACGCGTTTCGGCGGCGTTCGCTGAATGGGCGGCGGATACCTTGAAAAATACTTATCACCTCGGAACCGATTCAACATCGGGTTCGGCTGGCGCTTACCTCGGAATCGGTGCAACCGCCGGGGCGTTGTATTCAACGCAAGATCTCAAGGTCATTCCGTTCCTTACTGCCGATGCTGCAAAGTTAATTCAAATGTTTGCGGCAACTCCGATTGGCGAACTCGCGATCAACTTCAATAACGATGATGATCGATTGTTTGAAACCGAATTCGCTTGTTTGCTTGACGAATCGCAAACCGACGGCGAATGGCATGGAAAGATTTTCCTGAACTGATTATTGTTCGGGGGTGTGTGGAATCTGGGGAACGGGCCGTTCGGCATGGCGGCCCGTTCTGTTTCATTGAACGAAAGGCGAAATCATGGCGAAGAAAAAAATAGAATCCGGAATTCGGTCAAACGCACGTTCGCCAAAACCCGCGTTCGCCGATATCAAAAACCCGGCAACGGAATCGGCGGAAAAAAGGGAACGGGAAGCGGCAATGAAACTTTGCGAAGCTTGCAATGCCATTGAAAAGGATCTTGACGGCGAAACCGTTTCAAAGCTTCAACAGTTGCATCATGCGTATTTGAAAACGCAACGCGGCAAACTTGCCGACGAACCGCGCGTTGCATGGCGGGGATTCGTCCGGGCGGTTGCAGCAAAAGAGGCAACGAAGGCAATCAATCATTTGCATTCGTTCGCCGGTTTGATTTCAATCAAACATAAGCTTGGAAAAACCGAAGTCACAACGACCGAATCAAAAACGACGGAACCGAAAAAAGATTGATTCCGTTTTTTCTTTTTCTCTGAAACTCTGAAACTCAAAGGGGCGCATCATGGCGGAAACGCAAACTGAAACCGGGGCGAAAGCCGAAGAATATAAACGACCGCGAACCGTTACGGTCAAACTCGAATCGCCTTCAATGGAAGGCCGGGAAGTTGTTATTGGCGTTGTGAAGTTCGGGCGCTGGAATGAATTCAAAAAGGTTTTGACCGATCCGATGGTTCATGCGATTACCGGCATGATGAAAACTATGATGGGCGATTTTGAAACCGACGAAACCGGCAATGAACTTTCCGATTCCGAAGTTCAAGAGAAGATCAAAGAAGCGGCAAAGCAAAACAAAGATTCCGGATTCATCGAAATCTTGGATCCTGTTATCGGCAAAACGTTGGATCAATTGGATCTTGCAACTCCCGACATTATCAAAATGTGTTTGCAATCCGGTTCGCTTCCGCAATCTTTGGATGAACTTGATGCGCTTGACGTTGCGAATCTTCGCGAAGCCGTTGACGAAACGAACGATCTTCAAAAGTTGATGGATGCGGAAAAAAAGTTTTTGGCTCACACGTTGGGAACTCTGATCAACGTGATGAATTCGATGACGGGGATCTAATCGGTCAAGCGCCGGAAACTCTCGGAATTGCGATTATTGCAAACGCTTATCATTGGTCGCATTCCGAGATTTTCAATCTTCCAGCGGATCGCGCTTTTGCTTTCATTCATTGGATCAAAGAGAACGAACGCGGCGAACAATTGTTTGCGCTTCAAGCGGCTGATTTTCCGTGGATGAATAAAGCGGATCGGCGGCAAATCCGAAATCGCATCGCATCGACGGGCGGCGGGCGCGTTAAAAAATCGGCTTACGATTACGCGAAAACCGATGAAGAAATGTTGATAATGATTGGCGATGCGCTGAAGACGGGCGGCGATGAATGGGCGCGGAAGCATCCGAAACGCATGGCATGGATTTACCGAAAAGGCTACACTCCGCAAGATGCCATTGATGCGAACGATGCGTTCACTGCGGATCGATTGGAGATCTTGACGCGGGAACGTAGTTACAAAGGCATCGGCAACGCTCCGGGCGGGGCGAAGCGGCAAGCAAACGATTTCGGGGAATCGCAAGAATGAGTTCAACAGTCAGATTCGACAACGGCGGCGGAACGATCATCAACGTTACCGGCCCGGCGGGGCAAACGAACATCAATCATTTGCCGTTGTATGCAACGGGCGTGAACGGCAATGGTGATCGTTGGGGATACAAATACAGTTCGCAAAAAAAATATCGATGGAACATCACGTTGCCGAACTTGACGCAAGCGATGAAAGACGATCTTGAAGATTTTTATTACAACACGGCTGACGGGCCGAAGAATACTTTCGGTTACACGCATACCGACGGAACCGTTTACAACAACGCGCGATTCGTGAACACCGAATTGCAATTCACGCGAACGAATGACAATTTGTTTTCTGTTTCAATCGTTATCGAACATGAAACGCAAATGAGTTAAAAACAAAAGCCGTTTCGGGAATGGCTTCAAGGCATAGGCGCAAGCGGATTCAACAAATCCGAAAGCTTAAAATATGTCTCGAAAAATTCACGAATTGCGCGGCATTCTTACCCTAAATTCAAAAGGGTTTGTCAACGGCGTTCGCAAAGCGATTGGAGCAACGAAGGAATTCCGGCAAGCTTGGGGCAAGGCCGGGAAAGACGTTGCGACGGTTGGCAAGCGAATGATCGGCGCAACGGCGGCGTTTGCTGGTTTTGCTGTAAAAGAGTTCGCCGAATTTGAATCGGTTATGGTTCGCGTTCGGGGCGTTACAAATACGCTTGGCAAAGAAGGCGCGGCGCAGTTTAAGATCTTGGAAGATCGCGCGCGGCAAATGGGCGCAACAACTCGATTCACCGCAACGCAAGCGGCGGAAGCGATGGAGAACTTAGGGCTTGCCGGGTTGAACGTCAAAGAAATTTATGACGCGTTACCGGGCGCGTTGCAATTGGCTTCGGCTGCGCAAGTTGATATTGCGACGGCTGCCGATGTTGCGGCGAAAACAATGCGTTCGTTCGGTATGGAAGCTTCGCAGCTTTCGGAAATCAATGATACGTTGGTTGCAACGTTCACTCGCTCGAACACGGATCTTCGGCAATTGGCGGAAGCAATCAAACCGGTTGGGCCGGTTGCGGCTTCTCTCGGCATAAAGCTTTCAACCGTTACGGCGGCGCTCGGCAAGCTTTCCGATGCCGGTTTTCAGGGAAGCGAAGCGGGAACGGCGTTGCGGAATATCCTCTCGCGTTTCGCCGGGGCCGTTCCGGAAGTTTCGGCAAAGCTTCGGAAACTTGGTATCGATATCGCATACACTCGCGATGGATCGATGGATTTCATTCAGACGATGCGCAACATGCAAGCGGCTGGATTGGAAACCGGCGAAGTTATGGCGTTGTTCGGAATGCGCGGCGGGCCGGGAATGGCGGCATTGCTTCAAGTTGGAATCGATTCAATCGCGGAATTTGAGGAGGGAACCAAAAAGCTTCGTGGCGTTGCGAAGCGATTGGAACAAGCGCAGTTGAACACGTTTGCCGGGCAATTCGATCTACTTAAATCGGCGATTTCCGAAGTTGTTATTTCAATCGGTCAAAGGCTTGCGCCGGTATTCCGTCAAATGGTCAACGCGTTCACGGCGTTCACTCAAGAGCAAGGCCCGGCGATTGCCGATACTTTCGTAAATGCGGCGAAGGCGCTTGGAGAATTCGGCGTTTCGATTATCCAATGGTTTCGAGACAATCGCGAAACGGTTCAAAAATTCATTTCAACTTTATTCGGAATCGTGAAATGGATTGGCGAATTTATGGCGAATCATCCGCGATTGATGGCGGCGCTGGTTGCCTTCAAAATTACCGGTTTGCTCGGCATCAACAAAGCGGCGGGTTCGGTTATTTCGGCTTTGGGAACAACCGTCAAAGTTATTGCTGCCGATTTGATCCCGGCGCTTGCGACGGCAAAAGGCCGGGCGGTTGCGGCGAAAATCGCAATGATGGGATTGAAGGCGGGTTTGGCTGGTTTGGCGATTGTTGCAATTGGCGTTGCGGCAAAATTCATTTACGAATTGAATCCTGCGGTTCGGGAGTTCAGGAAAGAAGCCGAACGCGCGAAAAAACTAAATTCGGAATGGGCGGATCGATACGTTAAGAAAACGCAAGAAATGATCGATAAGGCGAACGAATTTAAGAACGCCGGGCAACGATCAAATTTCTTGAAGGCGCAGTTGAAAGATGCGCAAGTCGCGCTTGAGTCATACAAAAACGCCGTCAAGAGTTCGCAAAAGCGGGCCGAAGAATTGCGCCCAACATGGCGAAGCTTAGGGCAAGCCGGAAAAAAACTTTGGGAAGAACAGGTCGCGCAAACGCAAGATTTTGAAAACAAAGTTCAACTTACGAAAGATCGCGTGAACGAACTTGAACGGGCATTGTCGCAAGCGAACGCGGCGAATCTTTCCGGGCTGGAAGCGAAGTTTGAAAAGCTTAATCAAATGGGGCAAGCCGACGGGCTTGAGGGCGGCGGCGGAATGCCCGGCGGCGGCGGCTTTGGAGAAAAAGCCGAAAATAATCAAAAGCTTGCGGAAGCAATTGCATCGGCAATCGAAGCAAAGCGGAACGCGCGGTTGGATTCCGAAATTGCGGGAACGTCCGAACTTTCCGGGTTCATTCAACAGTTGATTCAAGCGCAAGCAAGCGGGGCAATCACTCCGGATCAAGCCGTTGCAAACTTGGGGCAATATGCTTCAAACATTCCCGGCGCAACACCGCAAAACGCTGCAAGGCTTGCGGCTGGTTTGACTATGGCGGGCGAAGCCGGGGAGCTTACGCCGGAACGAATCAACGAATTGGTTCAAACATTTCTTCGCGGAATTCAGGAAACTGAATCAAAGATGCAAACCGCGAAAGAAGCAACGCGAAGTTTGGGCGAACGCTTCCAAAATCTTCGCGAGCAATTCCCGAACATCGAATTGAACGATCTGGCAACGAAGTTTGTAAACATTCGCAAGGCATTTATGGAAGGCAAGGTTTCTTCCGAACAATTCGGCAAGGCGATGGATTCGTTGAAAAAACAAACGGATGAAGCCGTTAATGCGGCGAAGCGAAAAGAAATGCAAGAGCGGCGCGAAATGATGATTCGCGTTCTTTCGGGCCGGGCAACGCAAGCGGATCGCGAAGCCGTTGCGAGAATGCGAAACGCGCGTTCGATGGAAATCTTTGATAAGCAACTTGAAAACGCTTTCAACAATTTTATCGGTTTGAATCGCCAAGTTGGGAACGTCAACAACAACTTCCAAAACCTTTCGAGTCAGATGCAAAACTTCGGGCGCGGTTTTCAAGGCGGCTTCGGGCCGGGGCCGGGCGGCGGCGGGTTCGGCGGGTTCGGCGGATTCGACGGATTCGGCGGGCAAGGATACGGGTCCGGGTTCGGCGGCGGCGCTGGCGGCCCGAGACAAGATCGAATCATTGAGGCTATGAATACAACCGCCGGGCAGATCGCGGCGGCATATGCGGAAATTCAAACGCTTCAATCGGCGTTGATGTTCTTAGGGCTAGGGCCGAACTCGCAAAAATCCGACGATATCAAACAACAGATTGAAGCGCTCTTGCGTTACATTCAAGATCTTCAAAATCAACCGCAACAATTCATCGGGCGTTCGGGTGATATTCCGTTTGAAGATCCCGGACTTGCCGAAGATGGAAGATCCGGGAACAATGGCGTTCAAAGCTTGACAATCGAAGCGCCGAATCTTACCCGCATGGGACAACAAGAAGTTTCCGATTTGGCGGCGGCAATCAAAGAGCATGAACGGCGGGAAGGTTTATCATTATGACGCGCAGCATTTCGGCGGCATCGCAAACGGAACTTGCAAAATCAACCGGCGCGTTTCTTCGGTATGTTCTCGAAATTCAATGGGGCGGCGCAACGGGAACAAAGTATTATTCGGATGAAGAAATTTCGCCAACATCGGGCGGCTTCACAACGGATGATCGGGTTAATCGTTGGGGCAATCTTCGCGTTCAAGGGAAACCGGCGCAAGTCGGTTCAAGCAATTCTTTCAATCTGGTTTTGCGTGATAATGATTTTGCGTTGCGCGATTTGTTCTTTGCGAAGCCGGGCGTTCAAGGAAAGATTGCGAAAGTTTATGTTTGGTTTGAAGGAACAAATTGGAGCGATGCCGTTACGGTTTTCGCTGGCATTCTCACCGCGCCTTTCAAGTTCTCCGAACGTTCCGTTGATTGGCAAGTTACGCTTACCGGAATCGAAAAACATTTTGATCGCTCGATTGGCTTGCCGTTGACGCGGCAAGTTTTTCCGGAAGTTGTTTGCGATGATTGCGAAGGAAAAATTATTCCTATCGTTTACGGCAATCCCGTTAATCGCGTTCCGGCATGTTTGATTGATAGGCCGGGGAAGGGTTACTTGTCGCAAGTTTTCCGGCATACTTCAACCGCGCTTTACCTGAATGACACGGCTGCGAATCTTGGCTTCACTTCCGGAACGTCAATCGATTTGATGATTGGTTATCCGAACGATTATGAAATCGTTACGGGAAGCTTTGCAGCTTCCGACACAAATCAATTCGATTGGACAAGCCGAAGCAAAATTTTACAGGCCGGAACGTCCGACGGCGATGTGAACGTTGACGGCTTTACGCATTCCGCCGTTCCTTCCAGCGATTTCACGAACGCGCATATTTCGCGTGCCGGGCATTTAATTTCGTGGTATTTAGACAACGACAACGGCGGGCAAGAATGGTTTACGTTTTTGATCACGAAATGGAAAGCGCCGTTTAACATCAACATCGCTGTTCATCCGGAACCGGATATTCCAAGCGGCGGAACCGGAACCGGGGATGCCTATCGAATTTGGGCGGATCCCGGCGTTGTTCCATATTGGCCAGCCGGAACTCCGGTTTATGAAGTTGGAGATTGGACTTACGTTATCAACTATTTGCCTTCCGAAGAAATTCAAAAAGTTGAGGCGCGCGGAAGCGAACAAAGCCAAAACGAAACCGAACAAGTTTACCATGAATACAATACGGATTTTTGGACGGCAACGCTTGACGACGATACATACAATGCCGATTTGGGCCGGGCTGGTTCGGATCCCGGAATCACAACGATTGCAGTCAATCAACCGCCGACGAAACTTGGCTTCGCCGAAGAAACGATTTGGGTTACATTAGTCGGAATCACTGACGACGAAACCGCAACCGGAACGCCGTTAGAAAAAGGCCCGGAAATCATCGAACATATTTTGACTTCGGAATTTCTCGGCAACATAGATACAAGCTTTATCGATACGGCGGCATTCAGCGCGGCGAATACGGCGGTTGCCGAGAAGTTTCAAATGGCAATCGTTGACGAAAAGAACATTCATCAACTTGCCGGGGATCTCGCGTTTCAATGTTTCTGTTTATATTTTTGGGATGCGGGCAAAGCTTCAATCAAAAAAATCGTTGTTGATCTTTCCGGCGAAACATCGGATGCAACTTATACGCAAGCCGACAAAACGCACGCAAGCGAAGCGCCGTTGATGATTTCGCAACCGTCGATTGAAAGCCTCTTTACCGAATTGCTGGCAACGATGCGAACGGCTTTAAGTTCTCCGGAATCAAAACTTTTCCGGCGTTCTCCGGATGCAATCGCGGCGTTCGGGAAGCGGCGAAAAAATATCAATCTTTGGGCGTATCAAAACACCGAATACGTTTCAAACATCGCGGAAGATTGGCTTTCGTATTATCTTGGTTTTCAACAAACGGTTGAATTTACCGCGCGGGTTAATGCGCTGGATCGGCAACCGGGCGATATCGTTACGGCAAACTTTTCAAGCGGCGATTCGGTTTCGATTATAAATCAAAAAACTCGCGTTGTTGGCGTTTCGCATACGTTCGGAAAGGCTGGCGAACAAACGGATCGAATCAAACTAGAATGCGAATATCCGTTGTGGACGTATGCCATTGAAGCCGCAACATACACGAACGAAGATTGCAACGTTGCGATTCCGGTTGAAACTTCGGATCCATCAACTTCGGTTACAACCGTTTCGACAACTTCAACAACGACAACTTCAACAACAACCGAATCAACAACGACGGAAGGCGGAACGACCACAACAACTACTTCAACAACGACGGAAGAGCCGGGAACAACAACGACAACGACCGAAACGACAACAACTTCAACGACAACCGGGGAAGGCGAAACGACAACCACAACAACCACAACGACCACAACGACCACAACGACCACAACGACCACAACGACAACCACAACGACAACCACAACAACTTCATCGACAACCAACGGCGGCGGAACTCCCGGCCCGACAACAACGCCGGACGGCGGTACAACGACAACTTCAACGACAACCGGGGAAGGCGGAACAACAACAACAACAACAACAACAACAACGACAACAACGACAACAACAACGACAACAACGACAACTTCAACAACAAGCGGCGGCGGAAGTTCAAGTTCATCATCAACAACGTTTGGATACGGATCAACACCGGGATCAAGTTCAAGTTCATCAACTACGGAGTTTGTATATTAAAAAAGGCGCAAAAAAATGGATTTCTTTTTGAGAGTCACCGGGGAACCGGGCGACAAAGATTATTGCGTTGCCAGTCTTCAAAAGCTTCAAGCCGAAACGGGCGTTGAAGTAATTGAAGATTATGACGCGGCGCTTTCAGCAATTCTTGACGAAGCGGGCGAACCGCGATTGATCATCGCGAACGGCGAACGGGTTGGTTTCGTCGCAACGAACCGGCGCGAATTTGATGCCGGAAAAAATCGCGGGTTATTTTCTTTGATCTGGATTGAACCGGAACATCGGCGGAACGGTTACGGATTTACGGCGGTTTTGCATTGCCTGAAAGGTTTGGGTTTCCGCGAATGGCTGGCAAAAACTCCGCGAACCGAAGCCGCGAAAAAGCTTTTTGAAAAACATGGCTTTCAAGAGTTCGATGAAAATTATTTGATTCGGCGGATTGACGACGGATCCGAAATGCCTTGCATTCATCGCGGCGAAGATATCGCAAACATTTATTGCAAACCATGCAAATCGAAAACGGGCCGGGGCCGAATGGTTACGGTTTTTGATTGCGAACTTCACAACGCTTGCACGTTGAACAACGAATTCGTTCGTTACAACAAAAAACGTTGCGTTGCATGTTCAACTTGCGATGATCGAAAAGCGGTTGATGATCGATTTCGTTTGGATATCGGCATGGCTTGTTTCGATGATTACGCGGGCGTTTGGTTCACGATTCAGGCGATGCGGCTTGAAATACTTGCGAACAACATACCCGCAAAAGTTCGTTTCATAATTATCGACAACAATCCGGGCGGGGCGCATGGGAAGCTTTTGGAAGATTTCGCGAGACAAGCCGAAGAAATTGATTACGTTCCTTACGCTGAAAGGCAAGGAACAAGCGGCCCGCGCAACGAAGTTTTCGTTCGATCCGATGCCGAAGCCGTTGTTTGCGTTGATTCGCATATTTTGCTTTGGCCCGGATGGATTCAACGGTTGGTTGAATTTTATCAGGCGAATCCTGAAACGAACGATTTGTTTCAGGGTTTGTTGTTGTGGGATAATTTAATTCCGGAACGCGGCGCTTCGCATATGGATCCCGAAAATTGGTGCGCAAATATGTGGGGCAAATGGGCCGGGGATGAACGCGCAAACAAGCTTGACGGCGAACCGTTTGAAATCCCGATGCAAGGGCTTTGGCTTTTCACTTGTCGGCGCGAAGCTTGGCTTGGCTTCAACGAACATCAACGCGGGTTCGGAAGTGAAGAAGGTTACATTCATGAAAAGTTTCGGCAAGCCGGAAGAAAAACTTTATGCTTGCCGTTCATTCGCGGCGTTCATAAATTTGGGAAGCCGAACGGCGTTGTTTACCCGAACAACTTGCCCGACATTTGCCGGAATTATGTTATCAGTCATTACGAACTTGGCTTGCCGATGGAACCGATTCGCAAACATTTCGTTGACGAATTAAATCTTGCGGCGGATATGTTTGAACTCTTTATTGCCGAAGCGCGAAGGATCTACGATGACAAAAGTTAGTTGTTTATGCCCGACGTTCAGACGACCGAAAGCCGTTGCGAATGCGGTTGCCTGTTTTTTGATGCAAGATTTTGAAGATTCGGAATTGATCGTTTTGGATGATGAAGGCGATTACATTCCGGGAACGATTGCCGAACGCGTCAAAGTTGTTTCGATTCCGTTTCGCTTCCGAACGCTTCCGGAAAAGTTCAACGCTTGCGCCGGGCTGGCATCAATCGATTCGGAATACTTAATTGTTTGGGAAGATGACGACGTTTATTTTCCGAACCATATTTCAAACCATGTTGTCGTTCTTTCCGAAACGGCTGACATTTGCGTTACCTCAAAACTTTACGATGAAAAAGGCGACGGCGGAAACATCCGGGTTCGCGACAACTCAATTTCATTTCATTCGGGATGGGCATACCGGCGCGATTTCTTTGATTTGATTGACGGTTACAAAATCACTCCGAATTTGAATTTCGATCAACGAACGTTTCAAAAGTTTATCGACAACGGGGCCGAACTCGATTCAACGCCGGAAGCTTCGCATGTTTACACTTGGCTTTCATCCGGTTACACAAACGGATCCGCATTGCATGGCGATAAGGTTGAATCGGGCGATTGGTATGCGGCGGCGGCGGATTTGCCTTATCGGGACAAACCGCCGGAACCGATCAAGCTTGAACCGCGATTGTCGGAACAATCTGAAAAGGCATATGCCGAACTTTACCCGGAAGCATTGGAAAAATTTTTGAATAAACTTAAAAAAAGTGAATTCAGTTATTGACGGGGCCGATAAAAGTGATATCATACAAACATGAACGGAAGGCAAGGCCGTTCGATATCACTTACTCAATTTTGAAAGGCGCGGAACAATGAACGATTCAACTCTTAATCATATCGGAAGCCGGGAAATTGAAATCAATCCGGTAACTGTAAACGGGCATCGCGTTACGCGGGCCGATGTTATGGTTGCGGCCCGAAATCATTGTGAAGGGCAAGTTGGGCCGGGCGTTCGTCTCGGAACGATTCAAGCAATGCTTCGGGCGGGTATGTAAGCAACGCGGGCCGGGCAACCGGCCCGTTTCTTTTTCTTCAACTGAAAGGCAAGGCAATGAAGATCGTTCAAAATTCAACTGACATTCCGAACAAGATCATTCGGAAGGCTTGCGCGTTTGTCGCGAAGCAAATGGAAAACTTCACATTGAAAGACGTTCGCGAACTGCGCGTTAAGAATACGAAGTATTCCCGAAGCGGTTACGCGTATTACTCCGGTTGCGAAGTTGTATTGCGAATCGGAAGCGCGGGAAAGTTCCCGGTAAAGTCGAAACGGCTTGGCGTTGAATTCATGATCAACAATCGGATTGAAGGATTGATTGCAATCATCGCGCATGAATTCGGGCATGTTTGGCAAGGCAAGAAACACGGTTCGCATTGGCGGCCCGACGGCAAAACATCGCAAGACGTTGAACGGCAATGCGAGCGATTCGAGAAACAAGCCGTTGAAGCTTTCCGCGAACAAGCCGATGAACTGTTGAAAGCTTGGGGCATCGATGAACGTTGCGTTTCAATGAAATCGAAAAAGAGCAAGCCGAAAGATTTGGTTGAACAACGCGCCGAAAACGTTGATGCGAACGTTGCGAAATGGGAAGCCGAAATTGAGAAACGCGAAAAGGCCGTCAAGCGGGCGAAGAAAACGTTGGCGAAATGGAAATCAAAGCAACGATATTATGAAAAGAAACTTTCGGATCCGAATCGGCAACTTGCGGCGAAGGGAAGCAAACCGCGAAAGCTGAAACCCGAAACCGTATTGAAAAACAAAATCGCAAAGTTCATTCGGCTTTACATTCGCGACCGTTACGGTTTGCAATCGGGAACGCATGAAATTGAGTTTTCCGAGTTCATCAACGAAAAACAGGAACCGGCATTGACGCGCCCAGATCCGAACATCATTGACGATCCGTTTGTTGATTTCTTCATCTGGAAGGATATGAAAAAACTTGTTCGGCTTGGCGATGTTCTGGAAGTATGGGCAACGCGGCGCGGCGAATATGGCGAACGGGAAGCATTCGGCGAAGATGTTCCGATTCCTGAAACCGAAGATGAACTTGAACGGGAAATTGCAAAGCTTGCATGAAGCAACGCGGGCCGGGCAACCGGCCCGTTTTATTCACTCACAACTGAAGGCTGACACAATGACGCGCCCACCAAAAAAACGAATCGCGGCGGAACGCATTGAAAAAAACCGGGAAGGGCAAAGCGATGAATGAACAACAATTGTTGAAGGCAACCGGCAACGCATGGAAAGTTTTGATTTACAAAGGCGGGAACCGGCGGCGATTGCTTCGGGTTCCGTTTGTAAGGGCAAGCGATAGGGAAAAGGCCGAACGGGTTGCGTTGGAAATTACGCCGGAAGGGAACGCGGCAACGGCGTTCGCATGGGATCCGAGAAATGACGGAAAATTGACTTCAAAAAACTTTTCAGAAATCTTTGAAAAAAAGTGATATCAACATTGACCGAACGCCGATAAGTGATATCATTAAAACATCGACGGAAGGCAAGGCCGTCAAACAAAACTTCAAACTGAAAGGCGCGGAACAATGGCAGACACAAAAACAAAAATCGTTGATATCAAAAAAGATTTGATTGAAAGCTTGGTTGCACTTCGCGGCAAGCTGGAAGCCGGAAATTCATCGGAAGCCGGTTACATTCTCAGCGAAGTTTTGGATGCCGTTTCATCATCATCGGTTTCGGTCAAATGCGAACGCGTTGTTCGCGAAGATCGTTCGCCGGGATGTTTGCCGGAAGGCGAAACGAACCACGCAAAGCATAACATCGATTGAAACAACGCGGGCCGTCAAGCGGCGGCCCGTTCTTTTACTCTCGCGAAAGGCAAACAATGAATTTTGATTCAGATAAATTTGAAGGCGGATTTCGTTCATCAAAAGAAATCGCGAATCTTGCCGGGCAAGTTGCCGAAGCGATGAAGAAACATTTCGGCGAAGATGTTGAAGTTGATCATGATCATATGGTTGGAATGCTTTCGCTTGTTGCGCTTCAATATCAACTTCACGCGGGGCCGGGCGCGGATACCCTTCAAGCAATGATTCACAACGTCGGCGTTTGCTGGAACGCAATGTTGGAACATCAAAATCTTTTTCCGGAAAACGCCGATGATGATGAAGACGATGATTTTTATCCGTTCTCACAAAACTGAAAGGCAACGAAATGAAACGTTTGAAAAACGGCGCTTGCAAATGCGGCGATTCCCGAAGTCAGTATTGCGGCGAATGCGGTAAGGGTTCGCGCGATGCAATTCCGTTGTTGGTCAAGCTTGACGATTCCGGCAAGCCGGTTGCCGTTCAAGGATACTTGACGCATGAAAAAATCATCGCGTTTGATTACAAGCAAGGCCCGGCGAACGGCGCAATCTTTTCCGAATGCCGGAAACATCGGTTCGCGCTTTGGCGGATCTGGAATCGTCGCAAAGCGCCGGTTGCGTTCATCGGCTTGAATCCGTCAACGGCTGACGAAAGCAAAAACGATCCGACGGTTCGGCGTTGCGTTCAGTTCGCGGAAGCGAACGGCGGCGGCGGGTTGATCATGTTGAACGCATTCAGTTACCGGGCAACCGATCCGAACGAAATGAAATCGCAAGCCGTTCCGAACTTGCAGGAAAATACCGATTGGATCGTTGCATTTTCCGGGCTGGCAAAAATGACGGTTGCGGCTTGGGGAACGCATGGAGAATTTGCGGGCCGGGGCGAAACGCTCATTCATCGAATGCGGCAAAGTTTGCGAACGCTTCATTGTTTGGAAGTCAACAAAGGGGGAACGCCGAAGCATCCGTTGTACGTTCGCGGGGATATTACGCCGAAGATTTACGCCGAACCGTGAACGCGAGAAATCGATTCTGACGGCTTCAAATTTTACGCGGGGTTTCTAACGGGTTGAACCGTCGAAACGCCGTGGCGCAACGCTCCGGGATTCATCCGGGGCGTTTTTCTTGCGCGGTTGCGGATACCGGGCCGGGATTCCCTGAAAAGTTTATTTCAAAGTTTTATTTTCCGGGATCTATATTTTGTGCCGAAACCGGGTTTTGCCGGGTTGTTTCGGGAATTGCCGGGAATTCAGACACAAGATATAGGGGTTGCCGGGCGGCCCGAATGGATCCCGTTGTGGAATTCGATGTTGAAGCCGAAGAAATGGATCCGATATTCTCGCAATCGCAACGAATCGAACTACCAGACAGAATGCGGAACCGATATCATATCGGAAACCGGCAAACCTGTTTGAATAGTCGATTCGTTGCACAATCGCCGATTCGGATCCGTTGCCGGTTTTTTTGTGCGCGGAACTCAATGCGGCGCGGCGTTGGGGCGAATGATTGCGAACGCCGTTACAAAGGAATTGCGCAATCAACGGCAATCGACCGAACGAAGGGAACACGCAAGTTCGCTTTGGGGGGTAGGGGGGCTACGGCTTCTCTCCCTCACTCTGGGATCCGCAAGAGGGGTTCAAAACAAATTAAGCTTGAAACTGATTTCATATTTGGATCCAATACGTTCAATGAACGTTCAATGAACAATTAGAGCAAAGGCGCGGAATGTCAGTTGAAAAAATCGAATTGCCGTTGACCGAATACGGCAACCATGTTTTGACCGAAAGCATGGTTCGCGAACTCGAAAGAAAACCTTGCGCATGCGGAAAAAGAAAAACGGCGGAACCGCAAATTCCCGTTGAACCGATCAAAGTTGAAACGGATAAATGCGGGGCGCGGGTTACTGGCGAAATGCCGGTTGTTTGCTCTTTGCATTTGCGATGCGGCGTTTGCGACAAGATTCATTTCGCGATTCAATTCAAAACGATTCCGACATTTCAGGCGAACGGAAATTTCCGAATGCTCAAATGCGAACCGAAACCGGATAACAATTGCGGGCCGATTGAAGAAAAGGTTTTGGAATGAATCATTTGCCGGGGTTGCGGAAAAAGTTCAAAACGATTTATGCCGATCCGCCGTGGCAGTTTCAAAACCGAACCGGAAAAGTTGCGCCGGAACATTCGCGTTTGCATCGTTATCCAACAATGACGTTTAACGAAATTTGCGAAATGCCGGTTGCGAATCACGCGGAAGAAAACGCGCATTTGTATCTTTGGATTCCGAACGCGTTGTTGCCGGAAGGCTTGACGGTTTTGGATGAATGGGGATTTCGTTACGTTTCAAATTTGGTTTGGTTGAAAACCCGAAAAGACGGGCAACCGGACGGGCGCGGCGTTGGTTTTTATTTCAGGAACACAACCGAAATTTTGTTGTTCGGCGTTCGCGGAAGTTTGCGAACATTGCAACCGGCGCGTTCTCAAGTGAACGCGATACTTTCCCGGAAGCGCGAGCATTCACGAAAGCCGGATGAATTTTATGATTTGATTGAAGCATGTTCGCCGGGGCCGTTTCTTGAATTGTTCGCGAGACACAAGCGGCAAGGCTGGCGGCAATGGGGGAACGAAATTTGAAAGGCGATAAGATGCAACACAATCCCAATGAACCGTATCCGATGGACGTTATCCATAAAACAGTTCGGCTTCGTAACGATAAAGGTTTTGGCATGAGAAAGATTGCGCGGAAGCTTGGCTTGGATGAAGCAAAGTTGCGGGCCGAATATATGGAACTTTTGATTCGTCAACGGGCGGTTGAAAACAAACTTTGATTCAATTTTTTTTGAAAGGCTGACAAATGGCAAACCCTTTGAAATGGCATGGCGGAAAAACGTATCTGGCAAAAGAAATTATAAAACGCTTTCCGAGTCATACTCGTTACGTTGAACCGTACTTTGGCGGCGGGGCCGTTCTCTTTGCGAAACCGCATCAAGGCGTTTCAGAATTCGCGAACGATCTCAATCTTGAGTTAATGAATTTTTGGCGCGTTCTGCAAAATGAATTTTTGGGGCCGTTGTTGATTCGGCGGTTGAATCTTGAACCGTTTTCAAAGCCGGGGTTCACAGTTGCAAAAGTCAAAACCGAACATGCGGATCCGAATGCTTCGCCGGTTTTGCGGGCGGCGAATTTCTTTGTTCGATACCGGCAAAGCCGTCAAGGTTTGGGGAAGGATTTTGCAACGCCAACATCGCGAACGCGGCGGAACATGAACGAACAGGTTTCAGCATGGCTTTCGGCGGTTGAAGGATTACCGGAAGCGGCGGAAAGATTGCGGCAAGTTGAAGTTCGCAACGAACCGGCAACCGATTTAATTGTTGAACTCGATTCGCCGGAAACCCTTTTTTATCTGGATCCGCCGTATCTTCCACAAACCCGGAACGCGAAAAAGGCATACGGCGATTTTGAAGCAACGGTTGAACATCATGAATTGCTTTTGAAAACGCTTGCGGATATCAAAGGCAAGTTCATCTTGTCCGGATACGATTCATCGCTTTACGGGAAAGCGGCCCGCGCAAACAAATGGAAAGTTGACACAATCGAAATAGACAACAAAGCAAGTTCGGCGAAGGAAAAAGAAATCAAACAAGAAAAGTTTTGGTTCAACTTTTCCCGTCGCGAGTTCGGAAAAGGTTTGAAATGAAAAACGCGTTGATCATCGGGGCGGGGAAATCCGGAACTTCCGGTTTATGTTTTGCAATGGCTCGCGCGATGAATATGCGTTACGAGTTTGAACACGATACCGGCGATGATCGTAACGTGATTAGAAAAAAGCTTTGGGGCGAAAATTGCGTTTTGAATTCCGAACGTTACGAACACATTTTTTTCATCACGCGGGATCCTCGCGACAGGTTCATTTCGGCTTTGCTTTACGGTTTGACGACTCCCGAAGTTGACGTTTACAAAGAAAAAGAATACGCGGAACATTTCTTTCGTTTGTTAAGACGCAAGGAACAAGAACGCGATTTTTCGACAATGAAAATTTATCGGGAAGCCGTTCGCCTGAATTGCGTTCAAAGAAACATGGATCCACAATTGGATTGGTTGTCATTAGAGGCGTTCAACAAATATCAGGATCTTGAAAACTTTCATTTGGTTTTTTTTGACGATATCGCAAACGGCGATTTCAGCGCGGTCGAAAACGTTATTCGTAAAAAATTGACGTTCACGGTTGGCCCGGTTTCGCATTTGGTTTATCGCGCGAATCGCTCCGGGCAATGGCGCGATTGGTTTACCGATTCAGACGTTGAAAATTTTCGCGGCATTGTGGAATCTTGGGGCGAAACGTATGGAATCGAAATCGATCATAAACTTGAAGACAAAAAAATCGAACCGGGCGTTTGTTCGCATTGGTTCGCAACGCAAATCAATCTTCATCGAAGGCGCGGAAATTTAGAGCAAATCGAATTTGAAAATGATTAAAGCATTCACAACAGTTTTCAACGTTCACGAATGGCCCGCGCAAATGATTCCGGATTTGAAGCGGCTTGGGTTGTTCCCTGTTTTGATTGTCAACGGTTGCGATTTTCCAAATTGCAAAGAATGGCTTCAATCGATTGAGGGCGATGATTCGGTTGAAGTTCGTTACATGGATCACAACGTTGGTTCTACGGCGGTTTGGGATTTGAACATAGCGCACGAACAAACGGAACGCTTTGTTATTACTGACGGAGATCTAGATATTTCTCAAGTTCCCGATGATGCGATTGAAAAATTGAATACCGCATTGAATAGAAACCCGGACGTTGGAAAGGCTGGATTAAGTTTGCGAATTGATGATGTTCCGGATTCAGTTTTGAAAAACGATATCATCGGTTATGAATCCCGGCATTGGATCGAACGGCGCGAACCGAATTGTTTCTTCGCTCAAGTCGATACAACGTTTGCGCTTTACTGCCCGCGCCGGTTGCATTTGCTTGAAGCGGATTGGTGGCGCGCGGTTCGGCTTGACGAACCATATACCGCGCGACATTTGCCGTGGTATGAAGATCCCGAAAACTTGCCCGAATCGTATGCGTTCGCCGTTGATGTTTCGTCGCCTTATCATGTATGGTCGCATACCCTGAAAATGAGGCGAAAAAAATGATTTCAAAAAACTTTCGGATTTTATGTGAATTCAGATTGACGGCGGGCCGATAAGTGATATCATACAAACATCGAAGCAACGGCAAGGCAAGCAAACGAAACACAACGAAAGGCGCGGAATTATGTTTTTCATGGTTGGCGGAAAAGTCGAACGAATCATTGACGGCATCAAAATCGAAACTTTCAAAGTTCTGGAAGTTGTAACAAACGAAGCTTCATCGCTGGAAGGAATGAAAGCATACGTTGAACTCGGTTACAAAGGCGTTTGCCGACGAATCGCAACCGAAGCCGAATTCGTCGAATTCTCCGAACGCGGCGGCGATGGATTGGTTTTCGATATTCGTTGCAAATAAATTTGAAAAAAGAATGATATCAGTATTGACGGCGGGCCGATATCTGATATCATTCAAAACATAAGGCAAGGCAAACAACTTTTTGAAAGGCGCGGAAAAATGGAAATCGCAAAAACAATCATCGAACAACTCGGCGGAACCGGACGTTTAAACGTGATGATCGGGGCAACTGGATTTGTTGCGGGCGAAGCGAATGTTATGTTTTCGTTCAAGGGAAGCCGAAAGTTCAACAAAATCCGAATCACGTTGAACGGCTTGGATTTGTACGATATTGAGTTCATGAAATATTCGCCGTCAAAACTGGCAATCACAAAAACCGAATCGGTCGAAAATGTTTATGCCGATCAACTGCAAGAGTTGATCGAAGGCCGAACCGGTTTGTTTCTCTCATTCTGAAAACTGGCAACGCGGGCCGTCAATCGGCGGCCCGTTCTTTTCTCTCGAAATCGAAAGGCGCGGAA